CGTAAGTGTGCCAAACAGGGTTGTCGGTCCACGCCTCTTTGAACGTTCCGTCCCAGACGCCCGTATAGGTGCGCGACCTGGTGTCGTAGTTGCTCGGCAACTGCCATTTGCGCCCATCGCATTCGATCGTTACCGCAGGGATGCTGCGAAACTGTTCGGCAGAAAACTCGATGTAAAGCAGCGCGGTGTTCGGGTATCGAATCTTCGCGTCGATCACCTCGGTGAAGCCGGCAATCTGCATGGTATCCGAGATTTTGTTGTTGTTCTGGTTTGCAGTCAGTCGAGTGATTCGCAGCAGCCACCCGGTTGTCGCGCGCGGCAGATTGATGCGGCGGGTCCGCTCGTACAGGCTGGTGGTCTTGCCGGATACGGCCTCGTTCAAAACCTCCTGATACGTGCCCCCATCCGTTGCCAGCTCGACCTTGTACCCGATCGTGTAACCGTTGATGTTGCCGCCGGAGTCGACCGATTGGAGCGCAGGCCAAGCAAAGCGCACACGGACGGCCGAGAGCTGGGTATTGGTGATCGCTCGAACCCACGGCGTGCCGCTGCGCAGCTCGGTGCTGATGGTTGTTTCGTTCTCGACCGATGGGATGCCCTGGATATAGGGCTGGTCCACTGCTCCGCTGCGCCACTCCCACTTCACGTTCGGGAAGTTCATGTTCCCCTGCGGGTCTTGCAGCGGCGTGTTGTCGAGAAAGATGTCCTTGGCGGTAGGAGCACCATCAAACTCGCCCTCTCCCACAGCAATAAGCATTTTCGCAATGGCGACGGAACGCAGGCTGTCTGGTGCCTCGGTTGGAGTTTTAGGCTTCTCGGAACCGCCCTTGGCGCCATAAACATCGATCTTGCGTGCTGCGCCCATGCTTTTCTCCAGGCATAAAAAAACCGCCTCTTGGGCGGCTTCAGTTTTCGAGTGTTGGCTACATCTGGTCTTCGGCGTAAATAGCGGCACTGATTATCGCGCCACCCCAGCGCCGGCGGCCGGCACACAGCGACACAGGATTGCCGGAGGCCGTTGTGTTCTTGGCGCTGCCGAAGGCGTAGCCGGGCGTGTTCTCGGGAGCAGCGCTGGTCTTAAGGCCGCCAGCCTGCGGACTGAGCATCTGGATAACGCCGCCGGCGACAAGGCCGATGCCTGCCGGCGCCAGATACGGCGCGGTGACCGGGAAAACATACGAAATAGCGAGCAGGACTACACCAACAATAGTCTGGAGAATCCCTGCTCGCTTGCTACCAGTAATCACTGGGGCAATGCGGATATCGCCCTCTCCGCCATAAGAAAGTTCTCCCTCTCCAATATTCTTTTTCCCCCTGAACACCGCGAACTCAATCCCGCGAGATTTGGCATTTGACAAGAAGCGTTCGAAGCCAGGAACCTGCACACAAAGAGCCTTGATTGCCTCTGCTGTGGTTCTCACCGACAGCCTGAAGGATCGGCCGAACTGGCGTAACTGGCCAAAAAGAAGGATGGTGGTGAGTGGTTGGTATTCGATTGCGAGCGCTGCCATGATTTTCTCCGGGCAATAAAAAAGCCGCCCAAAGGCGGCTCTATGCGGTTTTCCGTTAAAGGCAGTCACGAACTGCCTTTTCGATGGCTGATCGGCCGTAACCGGGCGCCCAGGACAACCGCTGATAAAGTGCAACGTTGCTTCCTTTCGGTGACCGATTCACCTCAAGAAGCTCCTCTGCCGTCGAGTCGGTCGAGACGATTAGCCTATAACCACTTGCCGTCTCAGTCATCGTGGCGCCCGAGCGAGCATCCTGCCATTTTGGCATGACGCAAAGCGCATATTGCTTCGGCTCCTTACTCGAAGACGCACTGATGGTAGCCTTTCCCGACTTCAGGTCGCCAGGTGTTGTACACCCCGCCAGCATCACTACCGCTACCGCAGAAATCAAAATCCGCATGCTGTACTCCTATTTACTCGACTACTGGCCGACACCCGCCTGATTAACAGTTCGGTTGAAGTCTAGAAGTGCCTGCCATGCATTCGGTTGGCATCCGAACATATTGTCGCACCAGAGCTTTGCGCCGATCTTGTACTTTCCAGACCCAAGAGCATCCTTTGAAACCTGTGCGGCCAGAGCAGGACTGTTTGGTATGGGATTGTACGTGTCGAAATAATCAGCCCCATAGGTCTGAATCTTTGTGCCGGCATGACTCAAAACCCAGCTACGCGCTGCCGACCACATAACCTGGCACTGATTTTCGCTTGTACACACTGGCGTTGTTCGCTGGGCCTCCGATCGCCAAGCGTCAACCTCTTGCGTGTTAGCGCAGCCAGCCAAAAAAGCGAAACCCATCAAAACAGCTACCGTGCGCACCATCTTTCAACTCCTGTGATTTGTAGCGCACTCTAGCACTGCGCCATCACAAGATCGAACCGACCGGAAAACTCCTTAAAAGAATCCTGTCCGGGCATCCAGCGTGGATGGAATGCCAGTAACTGGGCTGAGCGACGCCGTAGTAGCTTTGTGCCTCATTTCTACTCAGGGCAAGAATTAAAATGGCTATCGTAACGGAAAAAACGGCGAAGTACGTCTTCCATGAGACGCCAACTATTCTCGGCGGCGGCGACTGGAACGACCTACATCAGATTGGGAGCATAGTTCCAGCCTCGGGCATCTACCGATGCGAAGGCTGTGGCGATGAAATCACCTCGAACAAAGGTGACAAATTCCCACCGCAAAACCACCACCAGCACCCTACCGTGTTCGGTCCTGAAGTGAAATGGCGGCTTATCGTCAAAACCCAAACAAAAGCGTAAAGGATTTCCCCAGTCCTACGCCTGCAAGCCCAAGGACCGGGAAAGCGCCAATATCGGCGCGGACAATGTAAGGAAAGTGAAGATGTCACCAGGTGAAGAAAGAAAGCTTATCGAGGTAGTGAATTCACACGCTGCAGACATTCAAGCCCTTCAAGCGGTAATTCTCGGTTTGGCTGCACAGCTTTATTCAGAACAAGGCGAGTCCGGACTTGACTACGCCAAAGAAAAAGCAATTGCAGCAGCTAATAACGTGGGCTCACCATTCGGGATTCGCCCAAATCGCAATTTGATCAACAACTTATTCGAGGTGGCAAAGAAGAGTTAAGTGATCTCAGGAAGGTTTAGCTCTTTTTCCAACCGTGAAAGCCGGCGCTCCAACAGGTCGGCGACCTCTTGTGACCTTTCCCCGAAGCCTTCTGGCAAGCCGAGTCCAAATCCGGCAAATCGCCCCGCATCAATGATTGCGTTAGTGATATAGGTTTCTCGACCATCAGTTTCACATGCCTGGCTCATATCTACTCCAGCGGCCCTGCCGCGTCATGGTTGTTTTGCATCTTTGTGCCTGAGGATCAGGCGCGTCCTGTCATGCCACGGGCCGCCGAAAACGATGATCTCGGACGGCCTGCCGTACAGGTGATGAAGAAGAAATGGGCCAGGCCCGAAGGCGCCCGACTCTTCACCAGGTAGATCTGGATCAGTGCCCAGGTAGATCCCGGCATGGTTCGGGTGAGCCGTCCGCCCGACGTACATGACGATCAGATCACCGCGCTGCGGCCGGTCGACACGCACGAAACCGGCAGCCTCGTAGTTCGCCTCGTACAGGCTGGCGTTCTCCGCACTCTCCCACCAGCCATCGGTGCGCTGGAAGGCTTCGAATTCCAGGCCCCACTCGCGCTGGTACCAGTCAGCGCAGACCTGCCAGCAGTCCCAGGCGCCGTGCACGAACGGCCGTTTGAGCAGCGGCGTGCTGCCCGTTGGCGTGATCGTGCGCATGTCGCCCTCGGGCCACGACAGAATGTGCCAGGGTAGCGCCGTGGCCTCGCACATGGCCAAGTCATGCGGTGACGGCCTGCTGGTGGCGTCCGGGTGTGAGTGAACGATGCCGATCACTTCGCCCAAGTCTTCCGCCGCGGCGTAGTCCTCGGGATCGAGCCTGAACTCTTCGTTCGGATCCGTGGCGATGTTCTGGCACGGGAAATACTTCTGCGCTCGCCCGACGGCCAGCAGCAGGCCGCAGCACTCGCGCGGATATTCCGCCGCCGCGTGCGCCTGTATGGCCGCGATGATGTGCTTACGCATAATCAGCTCCGGGCGATGAGGGACACGGCGGGGAATCCACCGAAGGACAGTTCGTTGTTCTCGCCGAAGCGCAGCTTGCAGGACGACAAGCACCCCTTGCACTGGTCCAGTGCTGGGTCATCCGTGGGGTTGTCCTCGTCGTCGAACATGGCCGCGCCGGTGTAGCCACAATCCGGCCCCCTATACCCATTGGTCATGGCCCAGTGGCAGAAGGTTGTCATCTGGCGCCCGGGAAGCCCGTGGTTATCGATCTCGCCCGGGGAGGACAGCTCCCAGACCACCGCTTCACCGTCCTCGCTGGTTTTCTGGTCGATGTACCAGATCTCCAGCGCTTCCTGGGTTGGGTCGGCAGTTGGGTTACCGTCAGGGTAGTTCGCCGCGTCCAGGTACTGGGCCAGCGTCTCACGGACCGTGAGCTTGAACTTGAGCATGTCCTCGAAGGCCAGACACAGTGCCGTGACGCGCCCGTTGACGTTGCCGGCGGCGAAAGTAGGCCGAGAGGCGGTGCCGTCACTGCTCGAGGAAATACCCTCAATCTGCACCGGCCACGCCGCGTACTCCTGGCCCTGCCAGATAATCGACTTGGCGGGCAGATCTTCTTCCGAGCCCTCATAGGCCAGCAATTCCTCCGGCGTGTGCGGGATGGCGTGCCCGTGGAAGCGCAGGTAATCGGCGCCGTACTCCGTCCCGTCAATTTCAAACAGGCGAATCTCGCCGCCGGGCTCCAGTTTCTGGATGTCCGTGATCAGTGCCATGGGCAGTTATCTCAGGGATGAAAGGTTTGCTGGAAAGTCGCGGTGATGGCGTAGACCTGGCCGCCGCGGTGTACTGGCTTGTAGCCGTTGCACTTGTAGAGGCCAAGCTCACCCAGGGGCGGCTCCCACAGGAAGCCCTTCGCCCCTTTGTGCCGGTCGAGGAACGCCATGATGTCCTTGATGTGCCCCTTCAAGCCCGTGAAGGTCACGGGCCAGGATTGCGACCGGTTATTGAGGCCATCCTCGACCGATTGCTCGTAGCCATCGCCAAACTGCTTGGAGCGGACGCGCTGGGCAATATCGCCCTCCGCGCCCTTCTCTGTCGCCCAGGTGAATCGTTCGATAGCCATCATCGCCCCTTGATTGCGTTGTTGATCACGCCGCCCTGGCGCATGTCCCTGCTCCGCAGCTCCTGATACTTCTGCTCTACGAACGTAGCCAGTTCCTTGCCGAAGAGGTCATAGCCAGGTGCATCAGCCGAGGAGGTAGCGTTGCCGTCGCCATCGATATGCACCTCGACATTGATCTGCGTTCCGCCAGCCCCACCGCCGCCCATGGCCATAACCCCAAGCTTGCCGCTCGACGTCCGGGTCAGCGGCATGATCGCCTCTTCCCCAGCCTCCCCCATAACCCCTGTCTTGCCATTGGCCATCCCGAAAGCCGTGGGCTTGCTGACGATGGAGTTCGTGAACGCACCGCCGTCGGCGAACATCTGCACACCGCTCGACCACGCGCCGCCCTTGGCTTGCGGGAAGTAGGTGCTGGAGTATCCGGCAGATGATGCCCCGAGGTTAGACGACGTGGCGCCGGCAGACCCGGCAGCCATGCCATTGCCACCGCCAGCAGCGCTACCACCTAAGTAGCTCGCTGCGGCGCCAACCAGGCTACCCAGCAAAGCCGAACTGGCCTGACGGGTAGCGATGCGCTCCATGTCCGCCAGGATCGACTTGGCGAAGTCCGAGAACGACGCCTTGCCAGTCATGGCGAAGTTGACGATCGAGTCCTCCATAGAGCTGAAGGCGTTACCGAACAGGCTTTTTGTCTGGCCGGCAATGTTGCGCGCCGAATCCAGGTAGTTGTCCCAGGCTGCTGTCGCACCCTTCGTCCAATCGCCCTGGGCGTTCTCCACATCCGCATAGTTCTGCCGGATCTGGTCCGTCGCGGCCTTGTTCGCGTCTGCGAGAGCCTGCGATTTGCGCTTAAACTCTTCCTCCGACATGTTCCGCGATGGGTCGGATTTCTGGTTGGCAAGCTCCAGCGACTGCTGCGCAAACCGGTCCTGCTGGCTGTTCAGTTCGCCGCTGAGCGCGTTCTGTCGATCGCCCTGCCCCACGCCGAGCACTGCGCGCTGGCCTGCCAGTTCCAAAGCCCGCTGTTGCTGCCCCAACGCCTGCACGTACGTGCTGATCGCCCGCTCCTGCTTTGCCAGGCGCCCGGTTTCGTTGGTAGCGAGCACTTCAAGCTGACTGTCGGCATCCTTCTGCGCCTTGACCATCACCGCCCGCGCGTCAGCGATCTTCTGATCCAGCTGGATGCTTTGCGCAGCCGAGGTGCTCTTCTTGGCCTTGGATGCTTCCAGGGCCGAGATCTCGGCCTCGTAGGCCGCCGTGACCTGATCAAGCTCGTTGCCGATCAAGGCCTGACGACGTAGAAGATAGTCTTCCTCGGACAGCAGGCCGGCTTTCTGCGCCGCTTCCAGCTCCTTCTGGTAGTTTTTGTAGGTGTCGGTGATCGCCGCCAGGTTGTTCTTGGCGTTGTTGAAGCCGGTCAGATCGACCTGGGTACCAGCGGCTTTCGGGTCCTTGAACTTGTCGTTGATGTTGGCGATGTTTTTATCGACCGTAGCCTGGGCCAGGCGCGGATCATTCGGCGCTACCTTGCGGATATCGTCGAGTTGTTTTTTGTAGTCCTTGAGTGCACCGGCGCGTTTCTGCTCATTCGTCCACGAGGACTTGGTGAGAGCGTCAACCTTTTGCATAGAGGTGATGGCGGCTTGTTGGGCCTTTGCCTGATCGCCTTCCAGCTTTGCAATTTCAGCCTGTGCCGCCTTCTGGTCCTCAAGCATATTCAAGCGGTTTTGATAGAGATCAATCATCTCCTGCTTGTTTTGGAACAGACCAACGTCGCCGGACTGCGCACTTGCCAAGTCTCGGCGGGCCTGTTCGATATCGGCGCCGATGTCCGGGCGGCCGATATTCTTGAGGCTGTCGGCGGCCCGTGCGACTGCGTTGTAACCTTTCTCCCAGAAACTCAGGTTCTCCAGAATCTTCGGCGTGCGCTCGTTGATAGCGTCGGCATAGGACTCGGTGGCCAGCTTCACGGCGCCAGCGTGATCGCGTTGTTCTTCAAGAGCGGCGATCTGAGAGAAAACCGAGGCGGTTAGGTAGTGGTACTGCTCGTTAAGCGCCGCGGATGCCTTGACCGGCTCGTCTGCCAACTTGACGAACTCGGATACGGTCTCGCTGACAGCCTTGCCGGTAGCTTCCTGCATCGACACGGCG